AGTTATGGAAGTGTTGATGAAATTGCACATACAACTGTGGGTGTCACAACTCATAATAATGGAGGTTTTAAAGTTGCAGAAGATGTAAAGCAAATTCTAAAACTGATTGAATTGTCAAAATCCTAATTGTATATTAACGTACTAGATAATTAAAACAAACAAAAGGTTATGAACAAAGCAGCAGAGTTAAGAGAGGTAGTAGGTAAGACAGTATCATGTAACTGGTCTCCTACCCTAAGAGCTAAACTAATAAAGATAAACAGGAAAGATTGTGTACTACAGGTAGAGCCTACTCAATTCCCTATTATGTCTAATGTAGATGAGCATATAGGTAAAACCTTCAAAGTACCATTAGATTATGCCTGGAATGCATACTTCTACTAAAACACATAGAGACTCTAAGGAGTCTTTTTTTTTGTAAAAAAGTTCCGAGGTCGGCCGAGTAAGGACTGCCGGCAGTGTGACACCGGTATTCCACCAACGTAGTATCATCCCATAGGCAGGTCGATAGAGATCGAGGCTCCTTAATCGCTGCTTGACTCGAATCAAAAATTCTCAACCTACCTGCATATATATTCATATATTAGTTGCTTTACTGCTATATTAATCGTATATTTAAGTATTAAACAAATAAAGGCTATGAGTTATTACAAGAAAAAACAAGAAGAAGCTATAAATCTTCGCAAGTTTACTAAAGAGTTCACTCACTCAGACGGAACTAAATCTATATGGAAATATAATCTAGACAAGTACCCTAATGGCCCTTACGAGGTTGAGCAGATTTATCCTAAAGATTATCAGACTGTTGAGCAGAAAATCAAAAAAGAAAACAAAAAGGTATCGAAATACGATCAAAAGTTTATCAATCCAGCTAACGGAAGACTAATTTCGTATTATAGAGCTAAAACATTAGGTTTAACTAAATAAATTTCAATCATGTTAATATACGCAGCAATATATTGGTCGATAATCCTTCTTATAGGAATTTTTTACTTCGTAAAATCGCTTAAAGGAATATATGAATATATATTAAAGTTATGTAGAAAATACATAATTACGCGAATCCTTATCGCTCTCCCGTTAAGATTGATAGTCAGTCTTATAGGATCTTTCGGAGTAGGTATAATAATTTTTATCCACGGAATATTTTTTGCATGTATTTTTGCATTTATATATTCTATTATGGGAGGTCATTCAAAAATTGTTATCGAATGGGTCGGATATATGTGTATAAGCTTACTTTTTATCCCGGTAATATTTATGCTTGTTAGGACTATCCTAGATGAATTACTTAATTTCAAACAGACTAATTGAAGTAAAAACCAAGATTCCTAGATTTCCCGAGAGGGAGGTTCTATCCATAAAATCAAAATATATATTTATATCAGATGAAAAGAATTACAATTCAGCAATCCCAGTTTTATATACCCTTACAAACGCATAATATAAAACCATGGACTAAGGTTTGTGCATTTACTCTTATACCAATAGAGGATGGATGGGAAAGAGTTCATTATTACGGAGAATCCGTACTAGATGAAAAAGGCAATATCCGTCCTACTGAATGGATATATATACTGGTAAATAAACTAATGCCTGGAGTATTAAAGATAGGCCGTACCTCTACCTCTGTTTCTCAAAGAGTAAAGGAGATTAATTCTGCTACCGGTGTGATAGAGAAATGGCAATGTGTATATAGATTTAAATGTGTAAACTCTCATTACCTAGAGCAGGAAATTCATAGCTATCTCCAAGAAAGAAGTCTTAGGATTAATCCTCACAGAGAAGGATTCGAACTTGACGTACAGCAGGCTATAGATATTATAATCGATCTAGGTGAAAAGTATCAAATCCCTTTCTCTCCCGAAGGGTAATTTCTATATAGCATACTGCATCGTATGTAATATTATCTATTCATATCGCTATTGATTTTAAGTCTCTGAAAGGATTTCGCTATCGTACTCGAATATATTCTAGTAAAGAAGGTTTATAATTCCCTAGGGAAAGGTTGTTTTATCGATTCTTTATATTTATATTATATCAATATATATCTATGAGTAGTCTGCTAAATTCTAAAATCACCTCCTCGGAGCTGCTTCAAGAACTATCTTATGAAGAGAGAATAATTTACGCTGGAGTTATTCATAGTCTATTAATAGAAAATTTTAAGGATTTAAATTACTTAAATCAAATGCCTTTAGAATATATTAAAGATATTAACGAAGGATTAGAGGAAATAATTGATATTTTTATTGAACTAGAACTAGTTGATTACCTAGAAGATATACTTGAGATAAGAGAAGGTATAAAAAAATATTAAAAAAATAATAGGTACTAGTTGCCTTTCTGCTAAAAAAACATTAACTTTTTGTTCATTACATATCAAACATAGCAATTTTTTAAAAAAACATAGCAATGATTACATTATTTTCTTTAAAAGAATGCAGTAGGTGTAATAAATTAATAGAGTTATTAAATAGTGATAATATAGAATTTAAAGTAATATATGATGATGAACATGAAAGTTTATTTGATAGTATAGAAGAGATAGTAGAATCTACGGAATACCCTATAGTAAAAATAGAATATACCGATAACCCGGTTAGATTTTTATATATAGTAAGTAAAGGTAGTGATTCAAAGGAATTATATATTATTAAGTATAGGGATATAGACCAAGCATTTAAACTAATAAAACAAAATACATGAAGCACAAACAATTAATGCTCACTAAGCTAGAAAAAATAGATAGTGAATTAACTAATCTTTCCTCTTTATTAAATTATACTAAAAGTATTAGAGATGTTAAGGATAGGATATTCGAAATTAAAGAAAGAATATCTGATGCTAGAACCATCATTAATAATGAAAATGAATCTATGAATTAATATTTTTTTAAAATTAAGATTATGAAACTATCAGCAGAACAAATTCAGGAGAATTATGAAGTATTCAAAAAGAATATTATCGATCATATTGCTTCACCTAGAAAAGAACAGTTATTAAAATATTATCAATCTATAGAAGATATACTACTATTAGCTCCTGCATCATCTAAAGAAGGATATCACAACGCCTTCCCGGGAGGATATGTTGATCATGTAAATAGAGTAGTGGAGGCTAGTTTATATTGCTGGGAGACTTGGAATCATTTTAGAGAAGTAGATTCTTTTACTAAAGAAGAGTTAGTATTTTCTGCCATTAATCACGATCTAGGTAAGCTAGGAGAAGGAAATACGCCGGGATATATACCTAATGAAAGTGAGTGGCATGTAAAAAATCAAGGAGCAATATATAAAAATAATACTAAATTATCATTTATGCTAATCCCTGACAGATCTATCTTTAATTTAGTTAGAGTAGGAATGAATATATCTGAGAATGAGTTTCTAGCAATTAAATTACACGACGGGTTATATGAAGATGCTAATAAGCCCTACTTAATATCATTCAATCCAGAATCTAGGCTAAGAACATCACTACCGCTTATACTACATCAGGCTGATATGATAGCATCTAGAGTAGAATGGGAAAATCACTGGATTCCTAAACTAAATAATCCTTCAGATAGTAATGCATCTCAGAAAAAAAATACATTTAAATCATATAACAATCAAAAAAATCCTTCAGCAGAGGCATATATGCAACTAGCAGGAAAGAATAATTCATTAATGGACGCCTTTAAAAATATATAATATGGATTCGATAATAATAAACATTATGTTATGGGTACTTACCATTATAGGATATGTAATATATAACCTATATAGTAAGAATATAAAATTAGAACGAATGGTTCTAGAACGTGAAGAAACATTACAGTTACTAAGCAATATTATAAATGAATCAGATAAGATATTGATAGATCTAGATACAATTGGTGCGTTTAAAAGTGATGATGAAATAGGATATTTCTTTAAAACAGTAAAGGCTATTCAGTCTACTCTTAATGAATTTGCTGCAAAAGATAAATCATGATAGAGAATTTACAGGAAACTGATATATTACTTACACAAAAAGGTACACTTAGAAAAAGAAAGCCAAAGCAGTCGATACAGTACTTCACTCAAGAAACAGAAGATGCTATAATAGAGTATCTATTAACTGACAATAAATCAGAGAGAAATAAAATATTTAATGAAAAGATAAATTATGCTTTTCATAAATTAGCAGAAAATATAATACATACATTTAAGTTCTACTATACAGAGGTAAATACTATAAATGAACTAAAACATGAAGTAGTATGTGTTTTATTAGAAAAACTATCTAAATATAAACAAGGAAAAGGTAAAGCTTATTCTTATTTTGGAACAATCGCTAAAAGATATCTTATAGTATATAACACTAATAACTATAAGAAAATGAAAGGCAAAGCTACTTTATTAGAAGTAGATGAAGATAAAAATATTACTGAAGGACTTATTCGAGAACATAATATTAATATATATTCTGAAGAGCCTCAATTAATTAATTATTATATTAGATACATTGATGATAATTTATTTAAATTGTTTCCTAAAAATAAAGAAGCTAAGGTAGCTGATGCTATAATGGAACTCTTTAGAAAAAGGGAGAATATAGATATTCTTTCTAAAAAAGCTATATACATTTATATAAGAGAAATCACAGACTCGCCTACTCCTGTTATCACTAAAGTAATAAAAACATTAAAAGATATATATATTAAAGCCAATAACCAATATCAAGATCATGGATATATATCGGAAAATATATAATGTATAATATTTATTTTAAAAGATATGGATTTTAATAATGTAATATTCGGTAGTAAAACATTTTCATCATTGCTAGAAGATATATACAAGAATAGTAGGAATAAAGAAAAACAGATACACGAAATGATCGTTCAATTAAAAGGAATGATTAATAATCCAGGTGAAGCAGTATTAATGGTTCCTTTATTACAAGGGTATATAGAATCAGGAATTAAAAATGATGAAGCTTTAATAAAAATGGCAGGTATAGTTCAAAAAGCCATGAGCACTAACACTTCATCAGAAGGAGGAGATTTTCTTACTGATAAGGATAAAGAGCTGTTATTCGAGGAAATAAGAAAGATTGAACCTTTAAAACAGCTTAATTAGTATAATGAGTTTTGATAGTTCATTATATGGATTAAGCAACGTTAAAGTTGAATCATCATCTTTAATTATAGCTAGAGTAAAGCAAATTATTCTAGACAGGATTGATATAAACGATCCTCTATATAGAGATTTTGCTGAATTAGGGGAATGGGGAGCAGTAGGATATATAACATTCAGTATATTATATTCAGATAGAAGCTCTAATAATGCAAACTACTCTAATTTAATAGCTAAGCCCTTCTTTTCTAATCTAAAACAATATCCACTAGTAGGTGAGGTAGTTCAAATAATATCAGGACCGTCGTATAAATTAAACGATTCAAAAAGCAGACAAGATTTTTATTATTACCCACCGTTTAATACCTGGAACTCGTCACATCACAATGCATTTCCTGATTTAAAAGAATATTCTGATTTTGTTATAGATAATAAAGTGGCATATAATAATGTCGGACAAGGAAATACTCAAGGAAATAATAGCGGATATGAAGATTTTCCTTTAGGTAAAACATTTAAAGAAAGAAGTAATATTAAAGATTTATTACCTTTTGAAGGAGATATTATAATAGAAGGAAGATGGGGTCAATCTATTAGATTCGGAAGTACTGTTACCGGTAAAGGTAATGTTAATTCATGGAGCAAGAACGGAACAGATGGAGACCCTATAACTATAATAAGAAATAATCAAGGGATACAGTCTATACAAGAAGGATATATACCAACAGTTGAAAATATAAACATAGATGGGTCATCTATATATCTAACATATAATCAAGTAATTAATATTCAAGACATATCAAAATACCCTCTCGATACATTCGGTGTTAAATTACAATTAACTCCTGACGAAGTAATACCCCTGCAGACTAATCCATCAATATATAGCAGTACATCACCCTTCAATCAAGACATATCAGAACTAGAACAGGCTCAGAATTCATCAAAAATAAATAAATCATAATGGCAATTAAAGAATATACTCCAGTATTTCCATATAAAGGCAATCAAGCAATTATATCATCTGGAAGAATATTATTTCATGCTAAGGAAGATTCTGTATTAATATTCGGCAAAAAAGCAGTCGGTATATCAAGTATAGGTCCTGTTAATATAGATACATACCAAGGAGTATCTATAAGTTCTCCTAAGATAGAATTAGGACTAAAAGCTAAAGATGAAGGTGAAAATCTAATGCTAGGCATAACTACCAATCAAATGCTAGTAGAATTACTTGATGAATTAGAAAGATTAGGGTATTCATTAAAATTACTATCAATGACAGGACTACCAGGAGCGAGTATTGCTATATCAGCAGCAGGAGTATCATTAATTAGCAAGTCTAATATAATTAAAGGCAATTTAAAAGATAGTTCAAATCTATCGAAAATATCATATACTATATAATGTCAATAAATCCTGTTAGAAATATTAGCTCACTAGAATCGAAATCTTTAACAAAGAAGATTCAATCAATACCTTCTACTCCTTTTATTTTTAGGAGTGTAAAAGCTACCGGTTCTGAAGCAGGTATTATAAAACTATCTCAAGATATTAGTATAATTCAATCTAAAATAAATTTAATATATTACGGCGATAAAACTAATCCTAACAAAGGAATAAAATTTCCTTTTAAGAAAGAGAAAATAAACGGAATATTACCATTATTAAACGAGATCAATAAAATAGATTTTTGTAACCTAGTTGCATATGTACTAAATAATCTACAACTAGAGAACAATAAAGGGCCTTTAAATACAGTAGGAACAGTTAAACTCAAGGCCAAGGAATTACTATCAACTATAGATGAAATAATACTAGGATCAGTAAATTATAATAGTAATGCAATATCAATTAATGATATTGTTATTATGACGCAAGATATTACATTTTCTAATAATGTTGATATTAAAGGAAATGTAATAACATTTAACGTTAATGATAAAATAACAATAGAGGATAATAACGTACTAAATATTTTAAGAAATAATCCTCAATCGTATACAAAAACTAATAATAAAATTAAACAGGTATTAATTAAGGTTAGAAATCAGGTACAACAATTATCTAGCTTAACTGAGGATCCTGATGTTATTTCATTAGTACCTCAATTAACTCAAAGTAATAATTTTATAAAAGATTTTAATAGAAAACTAGATAAAAATATTTCTGCAGAATCTATACCTAATAGTGAAGTTAGGATTATCCTTAATCAAATTAAACAATTAAGAACGATACTATCATTAATATCAGGAATAAACAGCTACAGAGATGCACTAGGATTAGTTCAAACCGTAACAAATCTTAATATCGGAGAACAAGAACAAAGAATTCAAAAATATTTAAGTATTGATAAATTATTACCCATAATAAGGACACTACTGAATAGTGTTAATACAATCAATCAAATGGGCTTAAAGATTCTTAAATTTGTAAAACTTATATTAATATACATAAAAATACAGACAGTAATATTAAAAGTATTAAAAAAAGTAGTAAAAATCTTTAATAAATTACCATTACCCTTAGCTTTCCTTATGTTCGGCGTAACCTCTACTATTCAAGGAGGTAAAGACGCTATCTTGAAACAGATAGATGAAAGATTAAAAAGACTATCACAGTTAAATACAACAGTCGAATTAATATATCTTACAGTACAAAACATAACAGTCAAAATACAGTATATTAATAAACAGTTACAAATCCTTCAAAACAATATACAAATATGTAATCAAACAGACGCCTCACCAATAATCAACGAATTAGATAATACCAGAAAAAGACTAATTAATACATTAGAAGATCTAGACAAATTTAGTTCAAAATATACTCAAGCAAGTCAACTAAATGAAAATATATTTGGAGGGTTTATATTACGTATACAAGAAGAAGAGTTAGTAGATGGAGGAATAAAATATAAAAGAAGAAGAGGGATTGCAATAGATTCTAACGGAATATTAGTAGAACAAACCGACCTTACCTTCGCTACAGATAGTTCTATAATAATTGAAGAGCTAAAATTAAAATTACAGAACAAAGGCCTAATTCAAGGAATAGGAGATACAGGGTCACAATATCCTGATCTAGATATCTTAGTTAATGAAATATTAATAGATTCAGACATTCCTGACTCAGATCAAGATAATTTATCTGATGAGGAATCAACATCAGAATATATTGCTATTCAATCTGAATTAAACACTATGATCAATGGAATCAAAGGTGCATCTAAGCTTAAGAAAAGAGTTAAAAAAGATATAGAAAGCACTATATCAGATACAAAACTAAATATACAAAATCAAAACAATATACCAGCCGCAAACGGATCAATTAATAGTATTTTATCAAATAATATACAAATAATTAATACAGGTGTCGAATCAACAACTGCTAATGCAGATATATTATCTGATCAAGAAAAGATTAAGCTTGAACAGGATTTGGTAAAGTTAAAGCAATTAATATTAACCGCAGGTCCTCTATCAATAGATAACATTAATATTAAAATTAAGTTAATTCAAGATAAATTAGAAAAGGATAAAATAGCTAGGGGAAATATATAGTATTATATTATTAACAAAATTTCATAATTAAAATATTTATAATATATGAGTAAATTAGAAGTTCTAAGAAAAATAATTAGAGAAGAAGTTCGAGGAGTTATCAGAGAGGAATTATCACATCTGTTAAAAGAAACAGTAAGTAAACCTCCTGTAATTAAAAATAAAAATGCACCTATATCATTAAAAGAGCAATTATCTACAGGCATTAGTTCAAAAATAAATAAATTATCAGATCCTATAATGGATTTATTGAATGAAACCAAAATGAACATGACCGGTGAAGATTATAGAACTATTATAAATGCAGATGCAAACATGGCACAAGGATTTGGACAATATTCTATGAGTACTAATACTGCTGTAGTAGAGAGTGTAGATCAAATGCTTGCAAACTCAAGACCAGCATCAGATGTATCACATGTACAAATTGATTCAGTTCCAGACTTTAGTGCATTAATGAAAACAATGAAAAATAAAGGACAAATATAATGGCTTATCAAGTTAGAAACATCAATCCATTAGACTTAAAAAAGAGTACTGGAATTGGTGTATCTATACCTTTTAGTTCTAAATCTGTTTTCACAACGGTATACACTACTCAAGAACAGTTAAAATATAATATTATTAATTATTTATTAACAGGAAGAAGAGAGAGGGTATTTAATCCTAATTTCGGAGCAGGTTTAAGAGATCTATTATTTGAAAACATTACACCAGAGAATATACAAAATATAGAATTAAGTATCAAGAGTGGGTTAGAGATAAATTTTTCAAACATTACAATTATAGAGCTTTTTATTAAACCAGAGCCCGATAATAATACAATCGTGGTTAAATTTAGTTATATTATTAATAATACAGGAATAGAAGATGAAATTAATATAAACTTCCAAAATGGATAATAATAAAGATATAAAATATATTAATAAGGACTATACTGATTTTAGATCAACCTTAATAGAGTATGCTAAATCGTATTTCCCTACAGCATATAATGACTTTTCGTCTGCATCACCAGGAACGATGTTTATTGAAATGGCTGCTTATGTAGGGGATGTACTATCTTTTTATGTAGATAATCAATTACAGGAGACATTTTTACAATATGCAAAACAAAAAGAGAATCTATACTCTCTTGCCTATATGTTAGGATATAAACCTAAAGTAACATCAGCCGCATCAGTCGATTTAGATGTATATCAAATTATTCCTTCTAAAGGTTCTAGCGGTAATAAAACTCCTGATTATAGCTATGCATTAATTGTAAATGAGAGCATGCAAGTAAACTCATCTATAATTAGAAACACTCCATTTATAGTACCAGAAAAGATTAACTTTGCTGTATCAAGCTCAGCAAATCCAACGGATATATCTGTATATTCATTCGATGGAGTAGGAGACCCGTTATTTTATTTACTTAAAAAAACTACAAAAGGTCTTTCTGGAGAAGTTAAAACAAAATCATTTACTTACGGATCTGCTCAAAAATTTAATACTTCCCTAATAGAAGATACAGATATTATAGAAATAATTGATATAATAGATAGTGACGGAAATACATGGTATGAAGTTCCCTATCTAGCTCAGGATATAATACTAGATGATACTTTAAATATTAACTATAAAGATCCAAATTACAGCTCAGAAAACGGAAATGTACCCTATATATTAAAACTTAAAAAAATACCTAGAAGATTTGTAACTAGAGTTAAATCAAATAATTCCCTTGAACTACAGTTTGGATCTGGTATGAATCAAAATGCAGATGAATTAATATTACCTAATAACAGCAACGTAGGATTAGGTATATTAGATAGCTTATCAAAAATAAACACTGCATTTGACCCTACCAATTTTACCACCACTGAAACATACGGACTATCACCATCTAATACAACATTAACGGTTAGGTACTTAGTAGGCGGGGGAGCACAGGCTAATATCCCTAGCAATCAACTTAATACTGTTTCAAGTTTTACATCAGGATTTTTCGGAGGTAATGTTGATCCGACAATAGGTAATCAAGTATTACAGTCTATTCAAGTAAATAACCCTTCTCAAGCAATAGGTGGCGGTGACGGGGACTCGATAGAGCAGATTAGATTAAACGCATTAAGTCAATTCCCAACTCAGATGAGGGGAGTAACCCAGCAAGATTATCTATCACTATCATTAAGCATGCCTGGTAAATTCGGTCAAGTATCTAAAGCGTTCATTACCAATGATTTAATAACATTTAATAATGAATTTATTGATAATCCTGAATTAAAAGATCCATTATCAACCAGTTTATATATATTAGGATATAATCAAAATAGACAATTAATATCACCTCCGGATTCTTTAAAACAAAACTTAAAGACATACCTATCTCAATATAAAATGCTAACAGATAGTATTAATATAAAAAACGGATATATTATTAATATAAGCGTAGATTTTGATATAATACTAAGGCCAAACTACTCAGGTAGAGATGTTCTATTAAAATGCCTAGAAATATTAAAAGATTATTTTAATATAGATAGGTGGGAAATAAACCAGCCAATAATATTATCAGAGATATATACTGCATTAGATAACGTTTCAGGAGTACAAACTGTAAGCAACGTAATCATTAAAAATATATACGGAGAAGAAATAGCGTATTCAAAATATTCTTACGATATTAATTCAGCTACGCTCAATAATGTAATATATCCATCATTAGATCCTAGTATATTTGAAGTAAAAAATCCTGATACTGATATCCAAGGTAGAATAGTAACCTTTTAATTAAATAACAATGGCAGTATATAAAATATTTCCTAATAAAGATTCTACAATATATTCTAGATATCCGATAACAAACGCGGGTAGGGATGAAATATTAGAAGTTGCCGTAAAAAATAATACCAGTATTACGGGTATATCCGATAATGTAGGATCAACTAACCTAGATGATATAAGAAGATCGCTTATTTCATTTGCGCAAGATGATTTAAATATAATAAAATCATTTAATAGTCAATCATTTCAGGCCAATATAAGATTATTTTTAGCTAACGCAGAGAATCTATCTCAAAATTATAATATAGAATGCTATCCCGTATCTCAAGACTGGATTATGGGAACAGGTAAATTTCTAGATAATCCTATAACAGACAATGGAGTATGCTGGACAAACACAGGTCCAGGGGATGCATCACCTACATGGAATCCTGCCGTAGGAACAATGCAGTATCTGTTTACAACAGGAGGAGGAACATGGAATACTTCATATAAATCAACTCAAAGTTTCGACTATACTCTAGATAAGGACATAAACATAAATGTAACAAATGCCGTATTACAGCTATTCACCGGATCAATAAGTAATTACGGATTTATAATAAAACACTCAGGCTCTATAGAACTAAATACAGGATCGTATATTGATCTTAAATTCTTTTCCGCAGACACACATACAATATATCCACCATGCCTTGAATACAAATGGAACGACTTTTCATTTAATACAGGAAGCAATACAAATGGATTTATCACTAGTGATAATTTCGTTATTAATGTAGGTAATAATTTAGGAGAATTTAAAAGAGATACGAAATATAATTTTAATATTAAAGCTAGAGATAAATTTCCTACCAGACAATTTACAACATCATCAGTATACCTAAACTGGAAATACTTACCTACATCATCATATTGGGCTATTCAGGATTATAAAACTACAGAAATGATAGTTGATTTTGATGATACATATACTAAAATAAGTGCAAATAGCAACGGGAACTATTTTACAGTATATATGAATGGATTACAGCCGGAAAGAACATATAAATTACTAGTTAAGGCCGATATAAGCGGCAGTGAAGAAGTGGTTGTAGATAACGATATCCTATTTAAAGTAGTAAGATAATGTCGGAAGAGATAAATTTATATAAAGAAGTATACGGTCAGAATACATATAAAAGAGTAGTTGACACACAGTTTACTCAGCTAGTACAACCTACTACTGATCAAGTAGAAGAAGAGGCTACTGTAGAAAGATTTTTTGAATTATACGAACAGTTATTCTTTCAAATACCGCTTACTGGAGAAATAAATTCACATGAATATTTAGTAAACAGAAGCTCAGAATACCTGGGAGGATCAGTTATAACAGATAATGAAAAAGCTTTAATTCAAGAAATTAATAGTTTGAGGCAGCAGTTATTAGAAGCAAATACCAATTTAATAGAGATAAGTAAGCTAGGATAATGGAAATAGTAAATGTAAATTATTTAGGCTCTAACCCTGAATTTCAAGAATATAATAATAAAGACATTTCTTTAATTAATTATAATGTTATATCAAGAAATTTTGGAAATGGAGATGATTATATAGAATATTTTATATATGACTTAAATAATAATTTACTTGCATCTAATTATAATGTAACAACATACTCGATAAAGAACGCTGATGTAGTTCTTAACGAAAGTAATATTCTTGTTTTAAATCCAGATCAAGATGTTATTAATGAAGGATTTGATAGAGGGGCAGTAAATATAACCTATAATTTCTTTAGAAAATTATTTAACAGCAGTGAGCTTAGTAAATTCTGGATAGGAGATATATCTAACGACAGAACAGAATTAAGAATATTTAGACAAGATCTATCTAATGATGAACTAGAAGCACTATTTAACGAATACAACCTGTATTCATCTACTAAAACATATTATCCAGACTTCTATTTAAATTTCGGTGATAATAAAACTATAATAGGAGTTAATATAGCATATGCATTAGTTGACAATCAGGCAAGTATATTAATTAAACTATACGAGCAGCTACCCGATATATTCACCGAAAAGGATACATTATGGCTAGTTGACAAACTAAGCGAACCTGCTACATATAATATCGATATACAAGTTCCTGCAGAGCAGATCATTAATACTAATGCTTTAAGAGGACCTAATTACGATATTGAAATCACTGAAAAAGTAGGTCAAACTATAGGATATACATCTTTAAATTCCCTATTTAGTAATTCACTATCATCATCATATAGACAGTTAAAAAGTTTAGTAGACGAGAAAGGATACGATATCAACGTCGAATATACTGATTTTAGTAAATTTATACATTTCTCATCTGCAGTTGAAAGAATTACCAATTTTGCATATAAAATACAATTAATTGAAAGCTATAATTCAGATATATCATCCCTTAATACAGTAGTAGGGAATACCGGAACAATATCTAGCAGTGTTTCATTACTACAGAATAAAATAGATGATATCGTAGAAAAATTTGACGGATATGAATATTATCTTTATTTCAACTCAGGATCCGAAGTATGGCCTAAATCATCTAGTAATAAACCATATACACTCTATTCATATACAAGCAGTCAAGCTATTAATTGGATAGGAGGAGTAAATACAGTACCAACAGCAACTACTCATAGCATATTATATTCCGGATCAGTATACGATTCTAACAATAAAGACTGGCTATTAAATACTATACCATTATACCTAAAAGAAGATCCAAACAATCAACCATATCAGATTTTCTTAAGCATGATAGGTCAGCACTTCGATAACATATGGATCTATATAAAAGATATAACTAATAGGTATCAAGCAGATAATAGCTTAGATAAAGGGATCTCAAGGGATGAAGTAGGTGATGCTTTAAAGGATTTAGGTATTAAACTATACACTAATACTAACATATCCGATAATATATTTTATTCACTAATAGGTACAGGTCCAACCAATAGTCTACTGCCTCCAACCGGCTCAGAATTGATAACAAGCTATGTTACTTCATCTGAAGAAACAATGCCTGCTGATGATATTACTAGTGAATACTATAAAAGAATATACCATAATATTCCTTATTTACTTAAAACTAAAGGTACTAGAACAGGACTAAAATCCCTTATTAATTGTTTTGGTATACCAGATACTATTTTACGAATCAATGAATTTGGAGGATCTGATAAACTAGAATCTACCCCGGATCAAATACAAAATGATTTTATAACATCATATTGGAATAAAGGATCACAATACGTAAAAGTACCATGGGGCCCTTCTCAATTTGTATTCCTAAGCAGTAGTTATACTAATGTCGTACCCGACACTATTGAGTTTAACTTTAGAAATATTTCAGGATACCCTACATCTAGTACTTATTATACTCAATCACTATATCAAGTAGGAACTGATCAGAATCTTCAATTCGGAGTTAATTTACAGTACAATCCATCATCTAGTATTCCAGGAGATCCTGATGAATATTATGGTAATGTAAAATTATACCTCAGCGGTAGCTACGGATTCGCTGCATCTAGCCCTATATCTCTTCCATTCTTTGATCCAACTCAATGGTGGAATATTATTATAAAAAGAGAAATAGGAGGAATCGCAGGATTAAATACTAATATTAATAACATTTATACAGTATCAGTAAAAAATGCATTATATAATCAAGACGGAAACGTTAATATAGGATTTACAGGATCTTCAAATATTATAGTATCAGGATCCACTTCATCTAGCTATAATAATACCTGGCAATCATACTATACAGGTTCATTATTAATAAATGGGTATTTAGGAGGATACGACAGTAATAACGTATTAGCAGCAAATAATACAAGATATCAAGGATTATTACATGAATTTAGATACTGGATAGAACCGTTATCTGAAAGTATTCAATCAATACATGCTCAAAACAATAACGCATACCCCGGTAACGATCCATCTTCATCACAATATTCATTAATATATAGACTACCTTTAGGTGACACCAAATATTACCCTACATCAGAACAAACGATTATAACTGATTATAATTATAACGGAGGTATACTAAGAAAATACAATGTATCTGGAAGTACAATAAACTCAATTCATCCGGCAATTAGCGGTACCTTTTATATTTCATCATCCAATATAGAAGTTAGCAATGTAGGATCATTTATAAGCGCCAGTACATCTATTAGTTACGGACTATTCCAACCTACCGGATCTAAAGAATTTATATCAGAGCAGCTATATAACCTAGTATCAACACCTTCTACAGGATTAAATCAAAAGGTAAATAATAAAATAAATGTTATGCAAGAACAGGAACTATCTGGAAGCCTGCTATCCAGAGATGTTACTCTTCAAATATATAACGATAACATATCAAGAAATTCATATGATATTGAAGTAGGTTTTTCACCTGCCGACCTAATATCAGAAGATATTGCAAATCAATTAGGATACTTTAACATTGATGAGTATATAGGGAAACCTTCAGATCAATACCAAGATGTATATCAAGATTTACAGGCCCTAAGAAAGGTATACTTTCAAAAATATATTAGCTCATTTAAACTATGGGATTTCGTAAGATTAATTAAATACTACGATAATTCTTTATTTAAAATGATGAAAGATTGGGTACCTGCAAGAGCAAATCTATCTACAGGTATTATAGTTAAATCTCACATATTAGAAAGACCAAAATATAAGAGAAATGAACCAATAGCTAGTTTCAATGAATATACAGGATCAATAGACATGATATCTATATCAGGATCAAATCCTGAAGATGAATATATAAATTCTGATTATATTGCTAATATTACTACATCATTAGGATATATATCCCAGCCCAAGAATGATAAAAGAGAGCCATTTACCGGCGAATTTGGAGGATCTGAAATATACATAACGAATGGTGAATTTCTAGACTATGAAATATCTAATATTATAACATCACAGTCAGCTGGATTTGTGACATACTCACTTAATCCGCTATTGAATAATATTTCATCAAGTAGAAAATCAGACAGTATATTAGATATAGACTATTCTTCAAACCCGAATATCCCGGTTAATAACGGTATAATAACCGGGGCTATAAATCAATACTACAATAGAGTACAAACACGTGATCCGGAGCTATTAAACAGCATATATTGGCCCTTTGCTGAGATACAGGATTCTGATTACAGTTCATTTAGATATACTAATATTAGATATAGCGGAAGTAAAACTATAAGTAAACAATATAACGTTTATACTAGTGCATCTAGTAACTGGTCAGGAGATGATTCATACGGCAAAACCCCGGCAATCGATCACTATGTTAAAAAATTAGGATTATTCACTCAGGTAGAATCTAGCTCTATATTACCGGGAAGAAATAACGTATCTTTAATATATCTAGTAAATCAAGACGGTAATTACGTTTCTCTAGATGAGAATAATAATAACTGGGAAGAAGTACAAAATACATTTAAGAAAGGGTATTCAACTGTAAATTTATTTGATACAGAAAAGTACTCTAATCAAAAAACAACTAACGGTCCTAAAAATATATTCGATAGCGGGTATTCTTATTATCCTATACTATATTTTACAGGATCAGCTAGCACTGCAAGTTTTGAAAACTCTGAAGGAAATTTAGCTTATTATGCTAAAGCTCAAAATTCCGGAAGCACTTATTTTATTAGCGGAAGTTCAGCATTAGATTTCCCGTTAATTACATCTGGAAGTACAGTACTAGTTTCTAAATTATTTAATCAAGTAATTGAAGGAGCAGAATACTTTAGATCAGGAGGTATAACAGCAGGATCTGAAGCAACATACTCTGTACAAGAAACAGCGGCTCATCAAATAAATGCCTCTTTTGATTTTAATATATCAATATCAGATGCAGTTACTACTCCAATGACATGGAAATTAGAAGTACTTAACGGAAATGTAATAATAGGATCTGATACTGGATCATTTAACGTCGTACCGCCTACACCGTCACTACAAGTATTAGTAAGTAATACTAAAAATGATATATGTACAACATATATCCCGCCTATAACCGTTTATTCTAGTACAGATTCTATAAGTATGGGATCTACAATATACACTAGTTCAGCGAAAACACCAGGAACAGAATTAACAGGATCATTATTTATAATGTTCTATGGCGGTCTCCAAGATGTATTCGGTATAAATCAATATACAGGAATAATTCAATCTAACGAAGGTCCATGCTAATAATTAATATAATATAAGATGCCAAATATATCATTTTCGAAAACATTTAATATAGACATACCATCAGTAAATCTTATTCAAGGTAATAATATTAAATTTAGATTAGTACTAGATACACCAGCAATAAGTAACTTTACAGCGTCATTAAGTCAAGGGAGTGCTATAGTATCTTCACTAGCTCCTTCAACAGGATATTCATCTATTTTTAGTCCCTTTATAGACGCTACAGCAACAGCCGCTACCGATTCAACCATAATATTCACACCGGAAATAACCGACTTTTACGGAAGTACTTATCAATTCGAACCTAATCCTGCTGATAATAATATACCAAGTAGCAGCCTATATTCCACTTATGGAGATGTAGACTATCCATTCTTATTAAAACTATTCGATATATTTATTGTATATCTCTCTGACGGAACATTTGTTGAGTATAGAATTGTTGATGCTATTATAGTTTCTGATAAATTAGAGGTAACATTAAATAAACCAATATCTAATATATTAAAGACCAATATAACTAATAATACATTTAAAAGAATGTTATTTTTAACAAGAGTAGAAGATGAAACAAATATAATTCTTGAATTTAAGAAAAAAAGCGGCAAAACATCATATGGATTCGTTATACCAGAAAACATAGACCCTGCAGTACTGAAAAATATAGATATAATATCTAAAGAAGTTCAATCTAAATTACTAAGCAACCAACCAATAGTTCAGGTAAACAGTATTGATACAATAAATGGCGGAGATTTTTAAAATTATTAATATTTATTATAGACAAAACATAAAAATATGGGATATTTAGATAATACTAGTGTAGTAGTTGATGCTATACTAACAAAAAAAGGTAGAGAATTATTATCACGAAACGATGGCTCGTTCCGAATTACACAATTTTCATTATCAGACGATGAAGTAGATTATACACTATATAATCCAAATCATCCTTCAGGTTCAGCATACTACGGTGAAGCTATAGAAGCTATGCCGGTATTAGAAGCTTTTCCTGATGATAACGAAATAATGAAATATAAGTTAATAACTTTACCAAGAGGTACTGCTAAAATACCTGTACTTGATATTGGTTACACATCTATTAGTCTTAAGCAAGGCGCTTCATTAGCAATTACACCTCAAACATTAAACTATTTAGGTGCAACATCTACCTTCGAGCAATCAGGATATATTGCAACTATCGGAGACGTTAGGCTAATGTCATCATTTAACGGTACAGGAATTAATACAACTGAGGCTGTTTCTGCTAATTCTACTACAACTATTGGAACTAATGTAAGTAAAACAGTAATAGGTGCAACAATCAACCTAACAGCTACTACAGTCAATACATTATTCGGAACACAAACACAACTTCAAACCAATTTAATAGTTATCGGTAGAGATTCTGGAGCTAGAATTACTATTCCTATTACAATCATTAAACAACAATAATAGATATAAAACATGAGCTTTGTAAATATAGATCCAACAGACTTCGTAGTAAGTGCAGATTCAGTTACTGCACCAGCTTGGGGTACTAACCTACCAATATTAACACAATTTTATACATCAAGTGTTACTTCAAGTTCGCCTACATTTTATGTAGATGCATACGCATCTGGAAGTACTGACACTACTCCTCAATTTTCTATCGCTTACGGTCATCTTTTAGGATCAGGCTCAGAGTATTATAACGATTTAGTAATAGGGTATAGTCCTTCCAGAACCACATATGGTCAGTACAGAACCCTAGTATATGGGGATGAAAATACCAATTTTAATTTCGGTACAGGAAATGCTAATTCTAGTGATATATTAGTAATAAATGTCAATAGAAGTAAATATAAAGAAAAACTATTTCTATCAACATTTAATTTATACCTAAGCGGATCATCAGGTAGTGTTCAATTAACCAATAATAGCGTAACATCTACAGTAGTTAACTTTTTAGATTGCGGTAGGGTATACGATATCGTAAGCGGAAGTAACGGGTCGCCAACAACATCTACACCCGTTTCATCATCTAGCGTTTTAGCGGGATATACTCCTTCTGGATCATACGGACTATACCTACCGGATGTAGGTCTAATCGTAGTAAATCCAAGAGCAATAGCACTACCATTCGTATCAGGAGGTATAGGATTAACCATGGGCACATCTGCTAACACCAATCAAGCAAACTATTTAAAACTATATCAAGCTATTAAAGTAGGAGCTAATCCGGTTCTTAATACTGGATTCCAGCTCAATAGTGAAGAAACAATATCGTCAGATTTTATATTTGTCAGGGTAAGAAATAGTGATTATAATTACAGCACAAACCCGTCTATGATCAGCGGTAGCGGGGAATTAGTATATCCGACATTAATTAATAATCCCCAAACATATATTACTACAGTAGGACTATACAATGATAATAACGATCTTTTAGCTGTAGCTAAACTATCTAAACCACTTGTAAAAGATTTTACAAAAGAAGCATTAGTTAGAGTTAAGTTAAATTGGTAAATCGTAATGAATAATGAGTTCTGCTGTAAAATCAATAAGATCTTCAGATGTAAGTACCGTTCCCTATAGAGTAAATAAACAATTTACTTTTGAAAGTAGTTCATTTTCACAAAATGGAATTATTGGTTATTTAGGATATCTTGAAACAGGATCTGCACTAGACCAATTAGATGAATATCAGCTGATATATTACTCTATAAGGCAGTTATACTATGGAGGAGAAATTACAAGCTCTATACTAATAGATAATACAAGCGGATCACACTATAATAACTACCAGCAATCTACAGCTGCGTCAGGAACGTTTGAATACGAAATAAAAAACTTTCCAACAGAAAATAGATCTGAAATAAGAGCGTTATCAATCCCGCAATCATTATACGGTGAAAAATTAAAGCCAAGTACTTTTATATTACAGGACATTACAGGCAGCTATTATATAGTAGATGATAGTAATGGTAACTTATTCGATATTATAAGCTTACCTAATCCATATGTTGTTAACGGTAAAATTCAATCAAATTATTTTGAAAATGTAAATATTAATGCGCTACCGAAAGTAGGAAATGTATTTTACGCACACGGTATTGCTGTTATCACAAACCAAAATTATTTAAACATATTTCCAAAAGATTGTACTCTAACCGGAGGATCCGCCTGTGTTGTTATTATTCCAACTACAACCACAACTACAACTGCAGCACCAACTACAACAACTACAACTGCAGCACCAACTACAACAACTACGTTGACTCCAACCGTTACACCTACGGCTACACCAACAACTACGTTGACTCCAACAACTACGTTGACTCCAACCGTTACTCCAACAACTACGTTGACTCCAACCGTTACTCCAACAACTACGTTGACTCCAACCGTTACTCCAACAGCTACACCTACGGTTACACCGACTACAACCACAACTACAACCTGTGCTTCAAATTGTGAATTATATGATATATTCATTTCATCAACCGACCTTAACGCATCATATAATAATACTGTTATTGTTGATTATAAAACCTGTTTCGGTGATGGTGGTTCAAGTGCTACAGGAAGTATTTTATATTATGTTTCTGGAACATATGTTAATGCTATATGTGTTCAAGCATTTGCTTTAGAACCTCTTGTAGATATATACTATTATTTCCCATCAGGATCTAAAGTTACTGCTGCAAATTCATCCTTTAACAATACAGCAATAGATTGTTGTTATTAATTTAATAATACAAAAACACAATAAATAAAATATGTCATATACTCTATCATTTAAATCAGAAACAACACTATACGAGGTTCAAGTAAGATGTCATATAAATGAAAACGAATTTAATTTAACACAAAACCCTTCAGCAGTTTCAGGCTCATCAGGATCATTATATAATTTTGTTACAGGCTCTGATTTTGATCCATACGTAACTTCAGTCGGGCTGTATAGCCCAGCCAATGAATTATTAGTAGTAGGAAAACTAGCTCAACCGTTCAGAATGCCTTCTAATACAGACGTTACATTTATAATAAGATACGATAGTTAATGAATAATTGGTTACATAAAAGCTCATTAGGTCACACCTTTGAATATAAAGAAATAGAAGATTTCCAGCAAGAATATATTGGATTTGTATATAAAATAACTAATATTATTACTAACAAAATATATATAGGAAAAAAATCATTATATTCCAATATAAACAAAAAACTTACTAAAAAAGAACTAGGAGAGTACACAGGTCCAGGTAGAAAGCCAACTAAAAAGCTAGTAACATCCGAAAGTAATTGGAAAAAATATTACGGATCATCAAAAGAATTACTACAAGATATCAAAGATATAGGTGAAAATAAATTCACTAGAGAGGTATTACATCTATGTAAAAGTAAAAAGCAATTAACCTATTATGAGATACATTATCAAGTAATTCACAATGTATTAGAATTAGATTCATATAACGATAACATACTAGGAAAATTCTATAGAAAAGATTTAGTTTGATATCTGAAAAATAATAGCTATATTTAGTTTATGAATAATACCATGGTTTTATTAGGACTAGTTGAAAGCGTACTAAATAAAGGAAAGCATACATCTAGGGGAAATTATGCATTTCATTGCCCATTCTGTCATCATCATAAACCTAAACTAGAAATAAATTTAGAACCTAACAGTAAAGGAGAAAATACATGGCATTGCTGGACATGTGATAATAAAGGTAAAACAGTATTCTCTCTCTTTAAAAGACTGGATGTCTCTAAAGATAAACTAGATCAGTTAAAGTCACATGTAAAATATATTCCCGCCGGGAGAGAAGGGGATACAAAGGAAGAATTTAAGGTAGAATTACCCAAAGAATTTAAATCATTAGTAAATCCAGCAGGTAATTCCGTAACATTAAGACAAGCTTTAAAATATACTAGAAATAGAAATATTTCAAATAATGAAATTATAAAATATAATATAGGATATTGCAGCTCAGGTAAGTATAATAATTCAATAATAATACCATCATACGATAAAAACGGTAATATAAATTACTTTATATCTAGATCTTTTGAATTAGATCCTGCACGTAAATATAATGCTCCTAGATGTAATAAAAATGAAATAATAGGTTTAGAGTATTTTATTAATTGGAATACTCCAATAATATTATGTGAAGGAATATTTGATGCAATAGCTATTAGGCGTAATGCAATACCACTATTCGGTAAAACAATATCTCAAGCATTAATGATGAAATTAGTAGAAAATAACGTTAAAACAATTTATATAGCATTAGATAATGACGCTTTAAAAGATGCATTAAAGCACTGTGAGAAGTTAATAAATCTAGGCAAACAAGTATATCTGATACAATTAGACGATAAAGACCCATCAGATATAGGTTTTCAACAATTCACAAAATTATTACACACCTCAACTCAATTAACCTTTAGTGATTTATTCGCTAAAAAGGTAGAACTAACTTATGGATAATGAAATTCAATTAGCAAAAGATTCAAATATATTATTAGATCCAAAAATAAAAAGACTAGTAGAATATAGTGAAGACTCTAAGCAGATTAATATATTAGACACCAGATTTTATAAAAGGAACGATAAATACTATCCTTCCGTAACGTCAGTATTAAACTATTTTCCTAAAAATCAATATTTTTATGGATGGTTAAAAGACGTAGGGCATAACGCAGAAATTATAGCTAATAAAGCTGCAAGCGAAGGTACGGCAGTACATAAGGCAGCTGAAAAACTATTAAAAGGTGAAACTATTAATTGGATAGATGATAGAGGAAATGTTATATATAATCTACTAACATGGAAAATGATATTAAGATTTGCTGATTTCTGGAACATGTATAAGCCAGAATTAATAGCAATAGAATACCATCTATTCTCTGATGAACACGAGTACGCAGGTACAGGAGATATTGTATGTAGATTTGAAGACAAAGTATGGCTACTTGATATTAAAACTTCTAATTATTTACATACCAGCTATGATTTACAGCTAGCAGCATACGCCAATGCTTGGAATGAAACTCATAATGAACCGATAACAGAAACAGGAATTATATGGTTAAAAGCACATACTAGAGGGGTTGATGGTCAAGGAAAGAAAATGCAAGGTAAAGGTTGGCAAATAAAACATGTTAGTGATATCGAAAGAAATTTTGAAATGTTTAAAAAAATATATGAAATATATAAATTAGAGAATCCGAATATGAAACCTCATAGTGAGATATTACCCACTACGATTAAATTAACGCAATAAATGTATATTTATTATAAAGTATTAACATGATCAAATTAAACAGCATACTTAAGCAAATGATCCTAGAAGGAGGAAATATTTTCGGTGATACTTCACCTATTAAAAAAGAAAATATTGATCCTACTTTAAATGTATTTGCAACTGAATTATCAAATATGTTTCCTAAAAAAGTTGCATCTTTTAGAAAATTTGAAACACTAGGATCAGTAGGCAAAAAACCAGTATCTGGAGATATAGATCTAGCATATGATATTGAAAACCTAATGCCAGGAGGGAAACCCGATCTAGTAGGATGGGGAATAGATCCATATGAGTTTAAACAATCAGTAGAAAAAATACAAAAAAGAGCTAGAACAGCTACCCTGGAACAATCCCAGCTAAGAGCTATGGTTGAATTTATAGGTAATAAAATTAATGAACAATCAGATATAATTCAAACAGATATAAAAAAATCTGGCGCTGGATCTTTATTTTGCAAAGTAATCCAATACGATATTGTAGGAGACGAAACCAATAAAACAGTACAAGTTGACATAAATATAGGTGATCCTAAATGGCTAAGATTTAGCTACTATTCAGCTACGTACAAAGGTAACGTAAAAGGCCTTCATAGAACACAGTTACTTGTTGCACTATTTACTCATAAAGATAAAATGTTTAAACATGCACAAGGAGTATTCAATAAAGATACTAGAGAATTAGAGGCAAAAACACCAGAAGAAACATTAGAATTACTTAATAAATTATATGGTATCAGATTAGATCAAAATACTTTAGACGATTATTTTAAATTAATGGATGTTCTTAAAAAGAATCTAACAGACGAAGATCTACACGGTATATACGATATATATCTTAAAATCCTAGACTCTACCAGAGCAGATATACCAGAAGATCTACAGCAATACTGGATTCAAAATAAAGAAAGATTAGGACTAAAAGGTAAATTTTTACCAGATGATTCAAAACTAAAACAATATATTCAATAATGTCAGGTTCAGCAGGAGGTAATAGAGTAACAAGGCAAGCAGTTGAAAAAACTGTTAACACCTATATTGAAAAAGTATTAAAGAAATTTAAAGCTTTTAAAGATGCAAAGATTTCCGGATCATATAACACCGGAACTAAAGAAGATTTTGGCGATATAGATCTTATAGTAACTTTTGAAGGAGACGATAAGAAAGCGTTAAAGAAAGAATTAGTAGATTTTTTTAATACTATTCCTGATGATACGATAGTTCCTTTTAAAAGTGAAAAGTATAAAGGTAAAAAATCACTTTCTACTGGAGAAATCGTAACTGTTTTATATCCTATAGAAGGAACAGAGGATCAATTCGTTCAAATAGATAATATGGTATCATTATCTGACGAAGAGTCTACTTTTAAAAAATCTTTCCTAGATTATCCTGCTGAAATTCAAGGATTATTATTAGGACTAGTAAAAATAGTTTTATTAGAAGAGAATCCACAAGAGATATTTAAAAGACTAGGTATTAAAAATTTACCTAAATTAGAGCAAGGTCAAGAATATGAATTTAACCTATCTAGTGCAGGTCTAACTTTACGCAAAGTAACACTTACTCCAGAGTTTAGAGAAACAGCTAGAGAAGATATGTGGAAAAGTTCCAATTGGGAAGATGTTAAAAAACTACTAAAAAATTACAATATAGATAGTGACTTTGAAGAACTACTTAACATTATAGTTAAAAACACTAAAAATCAACGTTCAAAAAACCGTATAAAAGGTATATTTAAGTCAATGATAACAGTAAAATCAGGAGAAGTAAATACACCTAAAGGAGATAAAAAGACCCAATCAATAAAGAAAGTAGAAGATTTACTAGAATTTATGAACGGGATAGGTACAATTATTGCAGAAGATATAGTATATCAACCAGGAATATGTTTTTATCCAGGAGGATTTAAACCACCTCACAAAGGCCACTTTGAAGCAGCTAAGGATCTAGCATCTAGGAACTATATAACTCAAGTAAACGTCATTATAAGTCCTAAAGAAAGAGACGGAATAACTGCAAAGGAAAGTTTACAAATATGGAAATACTATTTACAAGCAGAACCTAATCCTAAAATTGCAGTTAAAGTAGCTGAATCAGTATCACCTATTAAAGACATATATGATTTTATTGCACTTCACCCTGAATTAGACCCAGTATATGTAGCAGGAGGTAAAGATGAAGTAGATGATCTAGGATATTTTAAATCGCTTACAAAAGCATTTGGAGAAAGAGTAATACCAATACCTATTGAAGAGAAATTTGGTAGAATATCAGCCTCTTATACAAGAAATCAATTAAGAGCAGGTGATATTGAAGCATTTAAGCAAACCCTTCCAGATTCAGTTATACAGAAAGGTTTTTTTGATGATATATTTAAGCTATTATCACCTATTATTAAAGAAAACTTTGAAATTAACTTATCAACTAATGAAAATAGTACTATAAAGAAGTATTTAGAAGAATTTGCAGAATACTGCTATGATGTTCTAGATATTAATAATAGACCATTAATAAAAGTTATAACAGACGATTCATATACAGCACAATATAATAGCTTTGGAGGGTATTCCCCTTCAGAAAATCTAATATACATCTCAGTAAATAAAAGAAATCTAGCAGATATATTAAGAAGCCTATGTCATGAAATAGTTCATTCAAGGCAAAACGAAATTAATATATTAACTCAAGAAGACGGTGATACTGGCTCCGATATTGAAAATCAAGCTAACTCAATATCAGGTGTTATAATGAGACATTACGGTCAACTAAAACCAGAGATATTTAAACTAAGTCAGGTTTTAAGTGAAGGAATGACAAAAGTTAAAACAGTACAAAGTATTGTTAAAAAGCACCATATTAAAAATGAAAATTCATTAATGGATGAGTTAAAGAAAGGTATAGAAGTAGAAAAGGAACATACAACAAATAAAAAAGAGGCAGTTAAGATAGCTTTAGATCACCTATATGAAGATCCTAAATACTACACTAAGCTATCATCACTAAATTTATAAACATGAGTAATTCAGGTGAGCTAAAAAAAGAATTTGCACAAAAAGATGTGCAAAGAATGAGAAATATAATAACAGGTAGAACAGGAGAAAGAACATCTGTTCAATCTGGTTATGAAAAACAAAAGGCATATTATAAAGAAGGAGATGTTTGGGAAGAAAATAACAAGCAATGGACTGTAAAAGACGGGATTAAGCAGTCTGTTACTAAATTTGATAAATTAAAAAAATTAGTCGTATTACCATACTCATGTCCTGAATGTAATAAGCACATGTCTGCAACAGAATTAAACAAAAAAATGTATAGTATACATAATATGTGCTTTGATTGCGTGATAAACATGGAAACAAAATTAAAAATTGAAGGCAAATATATGGAATATCAAAAATCCTTATTAAATGCCAATAAAAACGATATATTAATAGACCTTGAACAAGTATTAGATAACTGGATCAATGAATCAGATTCATTTATATCAGAAGACGGTGTAGTAGAATCATGGTCTAAAGGTAAAGGTAATGAAGAATTTTACAGAATTAGTAAGGAAAATATTAAAAAACTAAAAGAGAAAGAAATATAGATATTTATTAATAAAAAATACTTTTATTATGCCTGCAAAAAGTAAAGCACAACAAAAATTCATGGGTATGGTTCATGCATCACAAAAAGGTGAAATGAAACCTAAAGGTGCAGTATCAAAAGCTGCTAAATCTATGACTAAAAAATCAGCAACTGATTTTGCCTCAACTAAACATAAAGGACTACCTGAAAAATTAAAAGAAGGTGTAGGAAAAGGAGAACCAATTTTCTTTTATTACGTTTTAGAACCAGAAGATCATACATCTAAAATATCAGACCTAGTACATGGATTACATGTAATTCAGTTCGGAAAACAAATGGGTGAAGGTAAATTTGAAAATGACAAAGGAATAGTCGGTAAAATTTATGGTTATTACATGGATGAAGAAGAAGCTAAAGAGTCTGCTAAGGAATTAGTTAAAGGTCTTCATGAAGCTGCATCTACATTAGAGATAAAAAAACATGAAGTATCTACAGCTCTACAAAAAAAGATCGATGAGTTACAGAAAAAAGCAGAAGAACATCTAAGATTAGCTAAAAAAGAACCTGAAAATGGTGAAAGGCATCATGATGAAGCTCAAGCAGTTTTGGCTAGAATTAAAGTATTAAGAAAAAAGCATAAAATGGTAGAGGGATCTAAAAAAGAAATTATACCATTAGAAGAAACTGAAAAATAATGGAACCAATTAATCAATTAGTATCAACCTTATTTGCCTCTAGAACGCAAGCACATATATTTCATTTACAAACTAGATCATTTGCTCAGCATAAGGCATTACAGAAATATTATGATAGTATTATCGATATCGTAGATGGGCTTATCGAATCATATCAAGGAAAATATGGTATTATTAGAGGATATACATCACCTGCAGTATTCAGAGAGGATGACGATACAGTAAAATACTTTGAAGGATTAGTTAAATTTGTAGAATTAAATAGAGAAAGATTACCTCAAGATAGTTATTTACAAAATCAAGTAGATGAAATAGTATCTTTGATTGAAGCTACATTATATAAATTAAAAAATCTTGCATAATATATGGAAAAGATTAATGAAGCAAAAAGCACTTGCTGCGGTAAATGCGGACATAAGCATGTAAAAGGTACTTCATGTCCTAAACCGTTTTTAACTGGTAAACGTCATTGCAGAAATCGTAAAAATGAAGATATAATACAAGGATCATTAATTGAATTACTAGATGATGAATGCTGCTCAAGACAAACCCTGTCTGAAGGACCTAAACTAATTACTGAATTATTAATATCAGAAGGTCTTAAGTATCATATAGAAAATAACATTCCTTTAAGAGAAAATACATACAGACCATTATCTAATAATTATTTTCAATTATTTAATGAAGCAAGATCTTTATTTACCCAGGGTATACTGGAAGTAAACGAAGAAGATGCTGAATTATTAGAATCTAATATCGGAGAATTCGGAATATATAATGGAATAAAGGTCCCATTAGATTATGTTTTTGATATAGATGAATTAATCAATGAAATAAAGCATAGAGGTAAGAATGTACAATTAAATAAACCTAAAAGAGGCGGTATTAAAAAGTTTTATGTATATGTAAAAGACCCTAAATCTAAAAATATTAAAAAAGTATCATTTGGAGGTACTACAGGGCTAAATGCAAAAATAAATAATCCTGAAGCAAGGCGAGCTTTTGCCGCCAGGCATAAATGTGCTCAAAAGAAAGATAAAACTAAACCAGGATATTGGGCATGTAGATTACCTCGCTATGCTAAATTATTAGGAATGAACACTACATTTGGAGGGTTCTGGTAATGATAAGATTAGGTGATATATTAAACGAAATTCTTTCTGAAAAAGAAGATAGATGCAAACGTATCGCTGATAGAAAATACGATAAGCCCTCTGCCTATAAATCAGGAGCGATAGTAAGATGCCGTCAGGGTAAGATCTGGAAAGATTTAAAAGAAGAAATTAAAGCAGAGGAAGCGCATAGAGATCAAGATGCTATACAGACCGTTATAGATGGAAAGAGGGATTTAGGGTTTATAACTTTAAAATCTTCAACAATGCCTGAAGAAACTTTCTGGAATATTGTTGAAAAAAATAAATTAAAGACTCTAAAAGTACCATCTAATCCGTATAGAGCTTATATCTATTATACAGAAGGTGCAGAAGGTAAAGCTAGCGCATTAAAGGATATTGCTGAAAAGTATAACGGATTTCTAGCATACGACGCTACAGAGGAAGATAGTATACAAATAGGACGTTTGTTAAGCTATAGAGAAGAAGACATAAAAGCTTATATCGAACATAATAAGAAACTGAGAGGGGAAGATATTTCAGAAGAAAAAGAATCATTACATAAATGGTTTTCAAGACAAGGCGGGGAAGGAAAATCTAGTGGATGGGTTGATTGCAATACATGCAAAGAAGACCCTAAAACCGGTAGAAAGAAATGCAAGCCTTGCGGAAGACAAAAAGGAGAAGATAGAGCTAAATACCCTGCCTGCCGCCCAACTCCTTCTCAATGTTCAAGAAAAGGTAAGGGTAAGACTTGGGGAAAAACTAAATGATAAAACTAGGAGATTTAATTAACGAAGAGTTAATAAAAGATAAAAAATAAAATGAAAAAACAAATATTAAGCGAAGAATTTAGCAGAATGCAAAAACTAGCCGGTATTATTAGTGAAAATAATTATGATTTTAATTTGAAAGCTGCAAAAGATCCTAATGCTGTTTTTGGTCTATATAGATATAGTGATGATGAAAAAGCATATTTTCAAGATGTAATAAATTTATTAACCGATCGATCTGACTTTAATACAAAATTACCAAATTATAATTTAACCGACTTAGTTGAAAAACTAAACGATAGCATTAAGCCAGACGAATTATGGCAAGCATTATCTAGAGCTTATAAAAGAAATATAATACCTATTAAAGCTGCTAATATTTTATTTAATAATATAAAAAAATGATAAAATTAACAGATATATTAAAAGAAGTAAAAGAAACGTTTGAAAATTTCGCTAGTACTAGATTAAAAGGTGCTGAAAAAATTGCTGATACTACTCAAGAGGCTGGTGGATTATCTTTATTAACTTATAAACATTACAAAGTTAAATTACCATACTATAAAAAAGCAGCTGCAGGTAAATTCGACCCGGAAGAAGCTAAAAAAGAATTTCAAGAAACTTTAAAAAGTATATCATTAGATATGACTCAAACCGGATTTCAAATAGAAGTTGGACGTTTAGAAGTATTAGGTGAACTACTTATAGAAAACAAATAATGATAAAATTAGCCGACCTAATATCGGAGATTATGTTAGCGGAACAGATGGTTCAATCTGACGCATGGAAAGCTATACAAAAAACACTCGATATTCTTAATAAAAAAAATAAAGTATTATTACTAGCCTGTTCTAATAGATATAATTGGGATAAAAATAATATAGATGTTCCAAAATCTACAATTATAGCAATGTATCTTAAAGAACAATTAGGAGATAAAGCAGTTCTAATAGATATACCGGAGTTAAATATAGTTCCTTGTGAAGGAAACGTTTCAAGAAAAGATGGAAATACTTGCGGGGTACTAAAATCAATGCTTAAAGATAAAAGTAAAAATCCATCCGGAAATCATAGATGCTGGGCAAGCTTTAATAACCCGGATGATGAATTATGGAAAGTATCTAAAGAATTATTTGAATCAGATTCAGTTATATTCTTTAGTTCAGTAAGATGGGGACAAACTAATATGTACTATCAAAATCTAATCGAAAGATTAACTTGGATAGAAAATAGACATACAAATCTAGGTGAATCTAATTTAGTTAAAAATATTGAAACAGGATTTATCTGCGTTGGTCAGAATTGGAACGGTGAAGAGGTTAGTGAAACACAGAAGAAAGTACACGAGTTTTACGGATTTAAACCTAATGACGATTTATATTGGAATTGGCAGTATACAAAAGATGTATATGACGAGTCTAAGGAATCATATAAAAAGGCCTATTCTAAATTTATAAAAGATACCAAAATACCTGTTAATAATGATTAAATTAATTGATATATTAAAAGAAGTATCTGGCGGATTAATCGGTCCTTTCTTTCATGAAACCAGTAAAGAAAACGTGAAAGGCATTGTATATAATGGTTTAGAGCCAAGAGGAGGTAGTAATTCATACGATGCCGTATCTATATCACCAGCAAGTCCTTCACAAATGTATGGAGATACAGTTGTAGAAGTTTATCTTACCACCCATCAATTTATTAGAGCTATAAAAGATACTTATAATACAATGTCTGCTGATTTACATATGTTAGATAAAAAAGATGTAAAGTTAATGGAGAAATTAATTGATAACTCTATTACTAATGATGAATATCAAGAATTATTACATAGAGCATTACATAATGAAGGCTTTGCTTCAGGAGAGATATTAGTAAGAGAATATATTCCACCATCACAAATTAAAGCACCAGATCTTAACGAAGAATCAAAAGGTCTTTGGTATTATATTAATCGCAAGAAGAAATTAGGAATAAAATCTACACCTAAAAATTCCAAAGAGTATAAAGCTGCTGTAAAAGCAGGTAAAGGACTATCTAATGAAGGAATAGATAAAATTAAATATACAGAGCCTAACTTCGAATATGAATGGAAAGAAGCACTTAGATATCCAGAATTCGAAGAAATGGGTAAAGAGGAATGGATAAAAACAGCAGAAAAAGGAAATATAATAAATTATTCTCAAATAAAAGATAATTTAGGAAATGTTAATTTAGATTTTAAAAAATTAGAAGAACCTAAAAAGAAGCGTTTTATATCTGCTTTTAATAAAGGAATAATCGAAATGCCAATAGCAGTTAAATTTTCAGATAATGATTATGATCTAGTTGCAGGAAATACAAGAATATCGGGATTAGTTAAAAACGGAATCGATCCAAAAATATGGATAGTAGATATTAGTAATATTCAAGAAGGAATCGATGATCCTGTAGAACCAGGTATCTTAAAAAAAAGATTAGGTAAGCTATCTTGTACTAGAGTTAAGGCTGAAAAGGCAAAATTAAAAGATAAAGGTACTCACTACGCAAAAGCACTACAAAGATATATAAACTATCACTGTTAATAATAATGAATCCATATAAAGATTTAGAAGTTACAGATTTTTACATAATAAGAGAATTTTCTCAAGATATAGATCCAATAGAATTAAAGTGGCACAGGGATAATGAAGATCGAATATTGGAAATTCAAGGCAATACTGACTGGAAGATCCAGCTAGAGAATAATCTACCATTATCTATCAATCAACCGATATTTATACCTAGAGGATCATACCATAGAGTTATAAAAGGTACTAATAACTTGAAATTAAAAATATATAAAAAATGAAAAAACAATTAATTAACGAAGCATTTAGACTTCAGCAGCTAGCAGGTATTATGCCTATTAATTCTTTAAATGAAAAATTAGATGCTGTTGGACATGAAGATTCTGATGTCAATAACGATGGATATAAAGATGAAAGTGATAAATATATACTTAATCATCGTAAAGTTATTAGTAAAAATATAAGTGAAGGTGAAGATCATGAAGTAGCAATGGCTCAAGCAAGTCTAAAAGCTATTATTAGTTCAGCTTCTCAATTAATGAATAAAATAGGTCAGGAAGAAATTAACATACCCGCCTGGATCCAGGATCACATTACCAATTCTGAAAACTATATCGAACAAGCCAATCAAGGATATCATCAATTATGTGATAAAGGAGAAGAAGGTGTTGAAGTATCTATAATGTAAAGAATGAAAAATAAAGAAGTATTAAGGTATATTATTAAAGAAGAAGTAAATAGGTTCCTAAAAGAACAAGACGAGCAGGTACGTATTACTTTTGAAACTAATCCCTTAGAGTATATACTAATAAAATATCCAACACTTCAAAAAACATTAGTAAGCCTAATGTCAGATGCATTTAAAGACTATCTGACAGGAGTATATATAATGGCTCCTAAGCCGACTACATTTAAAATATTATTACATAACGGTCAATATTTTTACCTAACATATCTAGGTAAAGCATATGAATGCGAAGTATCCGGTAGAAAGTATTATTTAATGGGTATTGGAGAAAAACAACGAGCAATATTAGCTATAGCTAATTTATTAAAACTAGGAAGACCATCCTCAAGTGAAGGACCTTCAAGTGAAATATCGGCTGGAGAAGAAGCTACATCTCCTGCAGCAGAAACTCCACCTTCTCAAGCTGAAGAAGAGAAAACTGAATCATAAGTTGATTAATTGAGATATTATAGTTATTATTAGCTACTGAAATGATAAAATTGAGTAATATATTAAAAGAAGTTATGGAGAAAGAAGAGCAGTATAATGATAATACTGAATCTACTTATGATAAAGTTATAAAAGATGCTTTAAAAGTCGATCAAATACCATTAGTACAAGGAAAGTATAAATTAGGAGATAATAAAAGCCCGCAAGGTCCTGATTTAGAAACATTCATTAAATTATATAAAGTATCTCCACCTATATCAGGAAAAGAAGTAGGATCAGCAGGTACAAAAGGTTCAGGGAACGGAGAAATAGCTCTTTATTGGTTATTTAAATATCAAACCCCAAGCATCCCAGCTAGAGATTCACGAGGATCAGATAATCCGGATCTAATAATAGATGGACATGGAGTTGAAGTTAAATCAATGGAAAGCAATGATCTAGCTTTAGGTAGATTCGGTCATGAAGAATATAAAGAAAATATATTATTACTAAATGATATATTTAGTTTATACGCCTTATCATCAGTAATAGCTCACAAAAAACCTAGAATTCCTACAGTTAGTAATTTTAATCAAAACGAATTAAAAGAAGCTTTAAAAAGCGTTATAGAATTATATAATGATGAAAAATTAAAAGAGCTTAAAGATTCATTTCCTATTATCGGAAATATATATAAAAAGACTGAAATTATTTTTAATAAACTATCATTAGAAGGTAATTTTGATGAAGTAGAAGCAGGCGGGGCAGTACTTAAAAGGCTTTTAACTACTAAACTAACACGTAAATTAAATCTTAATTCTAAAGCACCAGGGTATATTGTTAACATCAGCTCTTCAGGAGATATAAAATATTATAGAGTTACTATAGAAATGTTAGAAAATCTGGATAATAAAAAAATTATGGACGGTAATAATGTAACCGCTCAGCAATCATTCTTATATATTAAACCACAAAATCTTTTTAAATAATAGTTGTAACTTCCATTTATATTACCTATATTTAGGTTTAAATAAAATATAATTATGGCTAAAGCAAATTCTAATCGATACAGAACGTTCAATACTCCAGAAGGAAAACAAATAAGTATCTTTACTCCGACAAACAGTCAACCTCAGTTTCACTCACTAGACGGACCTGCAATTAAATATCCTAGATCAATAAAAAAACCAGATGAGTATTTTATATACGGTATACGGTATACAAAAGAAAAATGGTTAGAGTTAAAAAATGACGTTAAGGTAACGACTAATCCATTTCCTACAGATAACGTTTAATTACATTTTTATGATATTTATTATAAAATATTTATTATGGAATTTAACTACAAGCAATTCTTAACCGAAAACAAACTTACCCCTCAATCCAGAGTTAAATCATTATTTGAAAGAGATCAGTCAGATGAACATGAATCAAACAGTGGAAAAATAAACGAAAAACAATCTGTTATAGTAAACGGTAAACCAGTTGATGTTAATTCAATTGAAATAGATGGTGTAGAAATGTACGACTATCCAGACTTCTCTGACGCCTATGTAATTAATGCTACATTTGAAGTTAGAGTAGGAGACCAGTATGGAATCGATTTGACAGATACTGAATTAGAAGAACTGCAGGAAGAATATCCAGACTTAGTTCATGAATTAGCACATGAATCGATTCAAGAAGGAAAAGAAGAAGATGATGATGAATTTCAAGATGAGCCTACATCAAAAGATATTAAACCTAGTAAAAGCACCGATAATTTAGCTGAAAAACAATATCGATTAGCTTCATTATTAAAGCGTAAAGATGAATTAGTATCTAAATTTAAGTATAATGAAATTAATTTCGATCAATATAAACAAATGATTGGTAATATTCCTCAGCAAATAATAACTCTTAAAGCAGATATTGAGAAATTAGAAGCTGGAGAATTAAATGAAGCAGATAATTATGAAAACTTAACTTTAAAAATGAGTAAGTTTGCAGAAGCTCTTGATAAATACGAAGAACATCAACTAAAAACTATGTTAGTAGAGTTAGCGTGGAAAGAAACAACAATTGAAAAACTAATAGATTCAGTACTTGAATTCGAAAATATAAATAATTAAAATTATGAGTTAATATTAACTCAAATAAAAGTTATGGAGCAGGATAATAAATCCAATCCGAATAATATAAAACAAGCAATTAAGCAGGAATTCATCAAGTGTGCGACGGATCCTGCTTATTTTATGCGCAAATATTACATGATCCAGCACCCCAAAAGGGGAAGGATACAGTTCGCATTATACCCATTCCAAGAAAAAGTATTAAAATTATTACAGAATAATGAATATACTATAACTAACAAATCAAGACAGTTAGGTATATCAACATTAGTTTCTGCATATTCACTATGGTTAATGCTTTTCCATAGAGATAAAAACGTATTAGCAATTGCTACTAAGCAAGAAACAGCTAAAAATATTGTAACTAAGATTAGATTTGCATACCAATCATTACCAACCTGGCTAAAAATAAAAACAGTTGAAGATAATAGATTAAGTTTAAGGCTAGCTAATGGGTCACAAGTAAAAGCTGTCGCAGCATCACCAGATGCAGGCCGATCTGAAGCTGTATCATTATTAATACTAGATGAAGCAGCTTTTATTGAAAATATTGATGTAATATTTACAGCCGCTCAGCAAACATTAGCAACAGGAGGTCAATGTATTGCTGTTTCTACACCAAACGGTACAGGAAACTGGTTCCATAAAACTTTCTCAGCAGCACAGCTAGGAGATAATAAATTTATTCCAATATCACTACCATGGACTGTTCACCCGGAAAGAAATCAAACATGGAGAGATGAACAAAATACAATATTAGGAGTAAGAGCAGCCGCTCAGGAGTGTGATTGCAATTTTTCTACATCTGGAGAAACAGTAATAGAGCCAGATATATTAAATTGGATAGAGAGTACTACAATAGAAGACCCTGTTGAAAAAAGAGGAATGGATGGAAACTTATGGGTATGGGAATCTGTTGATTATAATAAAAATTATGCAGTAATAGCTGATGTTGCAAGAGGAGACGGAAAAGATTATTCTGCATTTCATATTATAGATATTGAGTCAAATACACAAGTATGTGAGTATAAAGGTCAAATAGGTACAAGAGATTACGGTAACTTATTAGTAGGAATTTCAACAGAATATAATGACGCTTTATTAGTTATAGAGAATAATAACATCGGATGGGATGTTGTCCAAACAGCAATTGAAAGAGGGTATAGAAACCTGTATTACTCACCATCATCAGATATAGCATTAACAAATGTGGAGATGTATCTCAATAAATTTAATTCCGGAAACGGTATGATTCCTGGCTTTTGTACAAATTTAAAAACAAGACCTCTTGTTATTTCGAAATTAATTTCTTATCTTAATGAAAGGTCTTTAACAATAAAGTCTAAAAGAACATTATCAGAACTAAGAACCTTTATTTGGAAAAACGGCAGGGCTCAGGCTATGGATTCGTATAATGATGATCTAGTCATACCTCTATCAATAGCAATGTTCTTAAGAGATACGGCTTTAAAATTTATGCAGACAGGTGAAGATTTAGCACGAGCTTCACTAAATGGAATGGGTAAAACAGGTAATAATGGTGGGTTTCAAATTTATAGTCCTAGTGATTATGGAGGTCAGAATCCATGGAATCAAACTAATATTTACGGCCAACAAGAAGATATTAGTTGGTTAATATAATATATTTATATTTATAACAAATGGCAGAATCAAACGTATTTAGTAGATTAAAAAGATTATTCTCTACAGATGTAGTAATAAGAAATATTGGTGGTAACCAACTTAAAGTAATAGATACCGATCGAATTCAAACAAACGGCGTATTACAAACCAATGCCCTGGTCGACAGGTTCAATAGAGTATATACTACGTCAAACTCATATGCATACAACTTAAACACTAGTCAGAACTATCAGACTATGCGTGTCCAGCTTTACTCTGATTACGAGGCTATGGATACAGACGCTATTATTGCATCAGCATTAGATATTGTATCTGACGAATGTACACTAAAAAATGAACAAGGAGATGTGCTTCAGATCAGATCCTCCGATGAAAATATTCAAAAAATACTATATAATTTATTTTACGATGTATTAAATATAGAATTTAATTTATGGTCATGGATTAGAAATATGACTAAATATGGAGATTTTTATCTTAAATTAGAGATTGCAGAAAAAATAGGAGTATATAATGTAATACCATTCTCAGCATATACAATCGTAAGATTAGAAGGTATCGATATTAGCAATCCTTCTTATGTACAATTTAAATTTGATCCAACTGCAGTATCAGGAGGCACTTCTGGATATATGGCAACATATTCTGGAATGATAGAAGGTAAGGATGGAATAACATTTGAAAACTATGAAATGGCACATTTCCGCTTATTAGGAGATGTAAATTATTTGCCATACGGCAGGTCTTATCTAGAGCCCGGAAGAAAAATATTTAAGCAAATGGTGTTAATGGAAGATGCGATGTTAATTCATCGTATTGTAAGAGCACCAGATAAAAGAGCATATTACGTTAATGTTGGAGCTATTCCTCCTAATGAAGTAGAGACATATATGCAAAGAATGATCTCTAAAATGAAGAAAATTCCTTTTGTAGATCCAAATACAGGTCAATATAATCTTAAGTATAATATGCAAAATTTACTTGAAGATTACTTTATACCAGTTAGAGGTAACGATACATCAACTAGAATAGAGACTGTACCCGGATTACAGTATAACGGAATAGAGGATGTTGCTTATTTAAGAGATAAATTATTTGCCGCATTAAAGATCCCTAAAGCGTTTATGGGATATGAAAAAGACCTAACAGGTAAAGCAACCTTAGCTGCAGAAGATATAAGATTTGCAAGAACAATTGAAAGAATTCAAAGAATTGTACTATCAGAACTAACCAAAATTGCATTAGTACATTTATACACTCAAGGATATACAGCAGAATCATTAACAAATTTCGAACTATCTCTTACTACTCCATCTATAATATACGATCAAGAAAGAGTAGCATTAATGAAAGAAAAAGTAGATCTAGCAGCTCAAATGACTGAAAACAATCTATTTCCTAGTGATTGGATATACGATAATTTATTCCACTTAAGTGAAAATGAATACGATGAAATTAGAGATCTAATATTAGAAGACAAAAAGAGACAATTTAGGTATACTCAAATCGAAACCGAAGGAAACGATCCATCAGAGTCAAATCAAGCGTACGGCACCCCGCACCAAATCGCAAGTCTATACGGCGGAAACTCAGTAAGAACTGCCGCATCAAAAGTACCTTTAGGGTACAACGAAAAAGACCCAAGTGAACCTATTAAGGTACCAGGAAGGCCTCAATCTAAGGCTTCATTTATAAATACTGCAGACGATCCATTGGGTAGAGATAGAATGGGCTCATACGATATGAAGGCAAAACCATCATCAGGAGAGGATGCTACAGGTAGAACAAAATATATAGGAGGTTCACCTTTATCGTTAGAAAGTAAACAAGCGCAAATAGTTTATTATACTAATAAATCAATGTTTGATAAAATTAATGTAAATCACAAAGTTAATTTATTTGAGCAAAGTAATTTACTAGACGAACATAATATTATTAGTGATATTGAATAACGTACATATTTATTATTAGTATATACTATTTACATGAGTACTATTAAAAAGCATTCTAAATACAAAAACACCGGAATCCTGTTTGAACTTTTAGTAAGACAGGTGACCTCCGATATGATGTCCAATCAAGACTCCAAGTCAGTGTCCATTATAAAAAAATTCTTTAAAGGTACAGAAATGTCTAAAGAATATGGATTATACAATACTATTATTAATGCACCTAAACTTAGCGAAGGAAAAGCTGAATCATTAATTAACGTTGTATTAGAGCAGAGTAAAAAATTACAAAAAGAGAAATTAAATAAAGAAAAGTATAATCTTATTCGAGAGATTAAAAAACATTACGATGTAGAAAACTTTTTTAAAGCTAAAATAGATAACTATAAACTCTCTGCTGCAATATATACTTTAATAGAATCTACTAATGATAGGAGCTATACAGATACTAAAACCATTGTAGTAAATAAATTAACTATTCTAGAGCATGTAACTAAAGAGTTAATGACCGAGAGTAAAATAGAAAAAAAAGCTGTAGAAGAATTTATGAAAGAAGATAAGGATATTAGAATCCTTGCTTACAAAATTCTAGTTGAGAAATTTAATACACAATACAATATCCTGTCTGACGATCAAAAACAAATACTAAAAGAGTACATAAATAATATATCAGATACTAAGCAGTTAAAAGTATTCTTAAATAATAAAATTGAACAGGTTAAATCTGAAATAGAAAAATTAGTACCTAAGATAGATGATAAAATTACTACTATTAAAATAAATGAAGTATTAAATCTTATTCAACCGATATCTGAAAGAAAATCAATAAAAGAAGATAATTTAGTTTCGTTAATGCAGTATTATGAATTAGTTAAAGAAATTAAACTATCATTAAAATGAATAACGATAAGGTAAAAGATTTTATTAAGAAGCAGGTATTAGAGTATATAAAGGTTGAAGAAGAGTCCTCAACTGGAGGTGAAGGTTATTTAGGTAAGACTGCATATAATCCAAATAAGAAAGCACAAGGAACAGCACATAATTATTTAAAAAGTAAGATGGGCTGGAAAGAAGCACCATCTATCCCTAATCGGCCCTCTGAAATGATTGACTATCAGCAACTGTTTGAAGACGATAATGAACTAGAAACTATTCAAGATGAAGAAACAGGAGATCCTATAATAAGACATAAAATAACTGATAAAGATAAAGAAACCATAAAGAAAGCTCAAGCATTAATAGCGAAAGAGAAAGAGTTACAAAAAGAAAATTACTCTAGATTTAAAAATGAAACTAAAACTAGATCTAAATCAGAGCATTATCATAAAGCAATTTTAGAAGTTAAAAAAAGAACTAACGAGCTTAATAAATTATTAGAATACGCTATTAGACTAAAACAAGAATTAAACCAGGTTGATGAAATTAAGTCATCTAGACATACTTTAAATGCATTAGATAAGGTTACCGAAAACATTAAAGAGGTATATATCAAAGCTAAAAAATTAAAGTAAAATGGCAAAAGTAAAAGGAGGAAGAGCAGCTTCTTCTGGAATTAAAGTAACGTTTGGTAAGAGAAGAATAGGTAAATTTAAAAAAAGACAAAACAAACACAGTAGTGTAGGTAAAAAATATAGAGGACAAGGTAGATAATTAAAATATGAAACCAATACAAAATCAATATCAGGACCTTTTAGAAGGCAAAATGTCTAAGCATAATTTTTTAAATAATGTAAAAAATACATTATCAGAATATGTTTCTAAAGGAAATTCCTACGAAGACGCCATTAGTATTTTAAAGAGTAAAAGAATTATATCTGAAAATAATGTCACCTCTCAACAAATTCAAGACAAATATAATGAAATGTTTGGAAAAAATTCACAAACTACATTTACAGATGTTGCTAAGGCACTAGGTATTTCTGAACCAGAAATAGCAGCTGCTTTATTTATATCTCCTTTTAAAGAAAATAAGGTAGATACTCAATATCAAGACTCAAAGACTTTAGCTAAAGCTGTAGCTGGTAAATACCCGGAATTACAAAAATTAGCATCACAAGATAGAAAAATGTTCGAAAGAGCTGCTTTTAAATATGCTGTTGAATTAATGAAATCAGCCGGTCTTTCAAGTACAGTTCGAACGAATCTAATTAATGGATATGCTGATGAAGACTGGCCGTCAGATTTTATATCTGCACTAGGTAATATTTTAAAAAGCAGTGAAGACGATCAAGAAATAATTAATAGATACGATCGTGAACAAGAAAAGCATGCACTTCCTGGAGGTCATACATTAGAAAATAAAAATTCATTTGATAAAGTATTAAATAGATTAAGCGAAGGAACAGCAACATTAAATAAATTTACCAACGAAATAGATACAGTTAATCCTATTGAATATAGAAACGGTGTTAGCTATGAAGTAGATCTAGTAGGAGATTTCTCAGGAGAAGGATTACAAAATGCAGTTAAAAAAGTTCTTAAGAATCTAAAAAAAGATCCAATATATTATACTAATTTAAAAGCAGAAGCTACTAAGAAAATTAATAATAAAAAAGTAGTATCTTCTGAATATACTGAATTAAAAAAAGATAATCAAATAGATAAATTAAATCAATTAAAATCTATTGTTAAAAAAGAAATTGCTAATACTAAAACCTCTTTAAGTAAACAAGAAAAAGCATCTAAAGCAATGCCTAAAGGTGTTAAGTTAATGAAAGAGGATAAGGAAAATAATACAGAGCTATCAGCAGCTAATGTTGAAAAAATAATTAAAAAAGACGGCGGTGCTCGTGCCGATGTATTTAACATCGAAGATATAAAAGAAACAGGCGATGTATATGTTAGAAGCAAAGTATCAGGTATATATAGGCTAGTAGGAGATGCTCTTAGAACCTTAGAAAGTCATTTTGATGTAGAAGAAAGGTATGAAGATCATGGTGATAGGGATGAATATGTATACTTTATATCACCAAAAACATCTAAACCGGAACCAGAAAATAAACCAGTACGTAAACCATTACCGAATGATAATATACCGATAGAAGATATATTTGAAAACGACGATAAAGCTAGGCAAGAAAAAGATTTTAGTAATTTTTCTAAAAAAATGATAGGTAAAAAATCATCTGCTCAAAATACTATTAAATCTAAAATTAAGGAGTATGTTGTTAAACATTTAAAAAAAGAAGCTGTTGAATTTACTATAGGTGCTAGCGGTAACAAAGTATACAAGTCAGAAACAGGGGTAAGAGCATATGAAGACGAATTAAAAGCAGCAGGTGTAAAATTTACTAAAAGAAAAGCATAACAATGTCTAAGCAAGTATTAATAGAATATAATACATTCAAGCCCCAACCCCAGCAACTAAATGAGGTTAGGCTAAATCCTAGTAAGAATTTAATTGTTAGCGGTAAAATGCAAGAAGCTAACAAAGCGAATGCTAATAGAAGAATATATTCTAAAGAAATATTAGCAAGAGAAGTTGATAAATACCTTAAAGGACCTATTGCAGAAAAAAGAGCATTAGGAGAACTAGACCATCCGGAATCATCAGTAATTAACCTTAAAAATGTATCACATAACATTTCTAGGGTATGGTGGGATGGAGATGATCTATACGGTGAATTCGAAATATTACCAACACCGTCTGGTAATATATTAAAAGAATTATTCCTTAATAATATAAATGTAGGAGTATCATCTAGGGCTTTAGGATCTGTTTCACCTCTAGGCGAAGGCTTAGTTCAAGTAGAAGAAGATCTAGAATTAATATGCTGGGATTTCGTATCCACCCCATCTACTTACGGTGCATATGTAAAACCAATAGGTCTTAATGAAGGATATTCAGCAGAAGATATAATTCAAAGCAATAAATTTACAAAAGTAAATGATATAATATCGCAGATTATATGTGAGCAGGCAGGTGAATGCTGTATTAGATAATAACATTTAATATAAAATATAATAAAAGTTCATAATTTTTATGAGCTTTTTCTTTTTTCGCATATCCCTCCATATTTATTACTGTATATGCCGTCCCAATACAGCATTGTTTTAGTAAAAAACCTTATATTGCTTGAATATCTCAAATAAGCAATTACAAACAACAAGATTTATAGATGAAAAATCAAGAATTGTACAAACAAGCAATTGCTGATGCTAAGAGTTTAAAAGAAATTTCTATGGCACAAGCAAAGCAAGCAATCGCCGAAGCTTTCAATCCTAAAATTCAAGAAATGTTCCGCCTTAAATTATCTGAACTAGAAGAAGATGAATTAAAAGAGGACGTTGATAACATGGAAGAAGGACATGAATATGGCGAAGATGGTAAAATGGAAGAATCTGAAGAAGTTAATGAAATGACTTTAGAGGAAATCTTAGCTGAATTAGAAGAAGGTGATGA